GTCTCCCCAAAGGTTTTCGCCGGGGTGCTGTCAGGGGAGCGGGACACTCTTGAAAGGGAGATCCGTCCCCAGAACTCGCACAGGTACATCGAGTACTTCGACGGGTCCGGGCGGGTGTACAGGACATTCGCCGATGTCCCTGACGACGTGGAGATAGACGCGAGACCCCTGGAGTATGAGTCCCTGAGGCTGACCGAGGGTAGGGGCGACGGGGCGAGAAGCCTTCTCGTCCGCGTGGTCTCCGCCGGGACGTACATAGTCCTCGACGAGGACGGCTACGCCAACGTCTACACATTCCAGGGGAAGGAATATGTCACCGCCCGGATCGTCTACGGCCTGGGCGAGATCATAGAGTCCAATGTTTAACAATTAATCCGTTTTGCGTTATGGGAAACAGGAGCACTTATTCGACGAGCGGCTACCGCGGCGGAAGGCGTGGCCTTTCCGTGTCCAGCGGCGGGGCTGTCTCAAGGGGCGGCAGGTATGTCTCAAGGGACACCGTCCGCCGCGACCTCCGTGTGTCTTTCGGCCTCACATCCGGTTAGTGATGACGGCCAGGGAGCACACCTCTCAGGTGATTGACTGGATCCGCCAGAGGACGGATTCGGTCATTCTCTTTTACAGCGCGGGCAAGGACAGCATCGCGCTGCTCGACCTCGTCGCCCCGCGCTTCCGCAGGGTGGTGTGCGTCTATATGTACCTCGTCAAGGGGATGAGGCACATAGGCAAATACATCGAATGGTCGAGGCTCAGATACCCGAACGTGGAGTTCCACGAGGTCCCGCACTGGAACCTCACGCACCTGCTCAGGGGCGGAGCGTACTGCCAGAGACGGGACGATGTCAAGTTGATGAGGTTCAAGGATGTGGCCGAGAGCTGCCGCCTCCGGTTCGGCGTGGACTGGTGCCTGTACGGGATGAAGCAGAGCGACAACATGAACCGCAGGATAATGCTGCGCGGGAAGGACTATGAGCTCCAGGCCATACAGCCGAAAACTCGCAACGCCTATCCCCTGTCGATGTGGGGCAACAACGAGGTGCTGGCGTACATCCGGCAGAACAGGCTTCCTGAGCCCGTGCGTTACTCGATCCGCGGCAAGTCGCAGGGACTGATGCTCAACGAGGACTGCTTCCTCTGGCTGAGGGAGAATTACCCGGACGACCTGAGGAGGATAATCGAGGCTTTCCCGCAGTCCGAGGTCATACTCTACAAGGCTGACCACCGGGAAGGCAATAATTAATTATATTATTATAAACATCTATGGCTAAGAAGAAAGAGACAGGCGCTGACAGCACTATTCCCGAATGGCTGGAGAGGATCCTGACCGCATCCGAGACCGTCACCCTGATGCGGTCGCAGATACACCCCGCCGACTACAACCCGAGGGAGATCGGGGATAGTGAGCGGAGCACGCTGAAAAGGGGTCTGAGGAACTTCGGCCTGATCGGCGGCATCGTGGTAAACAGGGGGACGGGCTACACTATCGTGTCCGGCCACCAGAAGGTGTCGCTGCTGGACGAGATGGCCGGGTATCCTGGGAAGGACTACCAGATCAAGGCCGAGGTCATCGACGTGGACCAGAAGACGGAGATGGAGATAAACTTCTTTATGAACAACCCGTCGGCGCAGGGTCGCTGGAACGAGCCGAAGGTGCGGATACTTCTGGGGCAGATAGACCCCAAGAGGGCCGGTTTCTCCAACCTTGACCTCGCCGCGTTCGGCGTCAGGATCGAGACGCCTGAGATCAGTGTGACGACAAAGGACATAGAGGAATTGCAGAGGCCTTCGGACGAGCTTCGGGAGCAGAGGAAGGAGGCCGTGAAGAGGACGAAGGAGCAAATCCGGGAACAGGCGATGGAGCGGGCTGAGGAGACCGACAGCTTCGTCACCATATCCTTCACGTCCGCCGAGGCGAAAAGGCGGTTCTGCAAGAGGTTCGGGTACAGCCCTTCCGAGAAATTCATCAACGGGGAGGCGCTTGTCGAGCAGCTGGACGAGCTGCTCGCCGAATGAAACGCAAGGAAGGTAATTGATATTACTGTATTCTCTCTATAGGGATATAAATAATAATAATATTATATCTATATCTCAGAATCTATCTCTTCTTTCTGACTCAATATCTATTTATCTCTATCCTGTATCCTGATATATTACTTTTCATAACCATCTATGGCCGGAAGACAAAAAAAAGCGAACGGGAAATTCAAGTTCGACTACGAAGGGGACGAGTTCTACGGGGAGATCGAGAATCTCGCCTCGCAGGGCTACACCGACGCGTCCATAGCCTACGGGCTGGCCGACAGGTTCGGTGTCGGTCTCGTCCCGCAGACTTTCAGCACGTTCAGGAACGAGAGGACGAAGAAGGGGGAGCTGACGCGGAGGGCGCAGCGAATAAATGAAGCGTTGGCGCACGGGCGCGGGACACTGATGCAGGCCGCCCGATCCACGTACATCCAGATGGCCCTCGGGCAGCGTGTCGTCAAGACATCCACGAAGGACGGAGACGGCAACACGACGCAGGTCACGGAGATGGAGGTGGCTCCGAACATGCAGGCCTTGGCCACGCTGCTCTTCAACCACGACGACGAGTGGAGGGAGAACATCCTGCGCAAGAGGCGCGAGGAGGCCGAGGCCTCGTCATCCGGCGAGGGAGGCCTGCCGTCCACGGTGAACGTGAGGATAACATACAACCAGAAGTCCGACCTGGAGCTTCAGGACAAATTCAGGAAGCCGAGTGAGTGACAGGGAGCTTAACATAGAGGGGACGCCGATACTGGCCCGCCTGATCTCCGCGGTGGGGTCGGGCCGTTTCCACGTGTTCGTGTTCGAGGGCGGGTCGAGAAGCTCCAAGACATTCTCGATAATCCAGTACCTGATACACTACGCGCTCGCCAACCCCGCGCTGCCGACAAGGATAGTGATAGCGAGGAAGCGGGCGACGTGGCTGTCATCGACCGTGTGGAGCGACTTCGACACGGTGTTAGGCCAGCTCGGCCTTCTCCCCTGTGCCGGAAGAACAAGACGCTCAAGACCATCCGGCTCGCGTCCACGTCCTTCGAGTTCATCGGCCTCGACGAGGTGCAGAAGCTGCACGGCCTGACGTCCGACATCGTCTGGATAAACGAGGCGATGGAGGCCACGAGGGACGACTTCGACCAGATGGAGCAGCGTACTTCGCGCCTCTGCATTCTCGACTACAACCCGTCCGCGGAGGAGCACTGGATATACGACACCGTGTGCCCGCGCCCCGACTGCTACTTCGACCACTCCACGATGCTGGACAACCCGTTCATCCCGGAGAACCCCCGCAGGAAGATACTGTCCTACGAGCCTACGGAGGAGAACTACGCCAACGGCACGGTGGACATCCGCAAGTGGAAGATCTACGGGCTCGGCCTCAGGGCGACCATCGAGGGCCTCGTGTTCTCGAACTGGGAGATTATCGACACCATCCCGCCATGGGTCACGAAGCGCTGGAACTGCCTGGACTTCGGCTTCACCACCGACCCGACAGCCGCCGCCGAAGTGGGATTCTACAAGAATTGCCTCTACATCGACGAGCGCTTCTACCAGACGGATATGACCTCGAAGGACATCATCAAGGCCGGGAAGAAGCTGCTGAAGCCTATCGAGATCGTCTGCGAATCCGCCGACCCCCGTCTCGAAAAGGAACTCCGGCAGGGTGGCCTCAAGACGCACAAGGTCAAGAAATATCCGGGCTCCGTTGAGGCGGGCATCGACTTTATGAAATCCTGCCAGAAGATATACATCACGGCCAATTCGCTGAACACTATCAAGGAGTTCAAGAATTACACCTTCCAGCAGGACGCGGTCGGGAGATGGCTGAGCGAGCCTGTGGACGACTTCAACCACATCATCGACGGCGTGCGCTATGTATGCCTTGAGAAGCTGATGGGACGGCAGAGGGGCCGCAAGGCGTCCGCCCCGTCCGGCGTGTTCAGGTAATGATGATATTTATAATTATAACAACAAAATCCGAATAGACATGACACTTGAAGAGATTCTGGCGGTGGAGGACATCGACAAGAAGATCCAGCTGCTGAAGAGCCACAGGGGCTCGCCGCTGCCGAATGTGAAGGAGCTCCGCGACGAGTGGGACCCCGACCGCCACGAGGTGATGGACCCGACCGTGCGGAAGAAGCGGAAGGTTCTGGTCAGGGAGGCAGAGTACGGCGAGGACGGAAAGACGATAAGGCCCGCCGTGTACCAGGACGAGGACGTGAACAGGGTCGCGCTCCCGGTGGAGCGTGACATCGTGGACCTGCACACGGCCTTCACTGTGGGCAAGGACCCGATACTCGACTACAGGGCGAACGGTCCGGGGGAGGACGAGCTGTACTCCGTGATCCAGGCGGTCAACAGGGACAACAAGATCCGCTACGAGAACAAGCGCGTGGTGAGGTCGTGGCTGTCCGAGCAGGAGGTGGTCGAGTACTGGTACGTCAGGGAGGACGGCGGCTTCTGGGCGAAGGTGGCCGCGAAGGTCCGCGGTCTGTTCGGAACGAGGAGGCCGCAGGGCAGGCTGAGGTGCGCCGTGTGGTCGCCGTTCAGGGGCGACACGCTCTATCCGTTCTTCGACGAGTCCGGGGACTACGTGGCGCAGAGCAGGGCCTACACCGTGACCGAGTACACGCTTCAGGGCAGAAGGACAGTGGAGTACTTCCAGACCGTCACGGACAGCGAGGTGCTGGTGTGGCGGCAGTCTGACGGCGTGTGGACGCTGGACGAGGGCAAGAGCTTCCGCCACGGGTTCTCCAAGATCCCGTGCATCTATGCCCGCAGGGACGAGAGCCTGTGCCACGGGATAAGGTCGCAGAGGAAGAGGCTGGAGAAGGTGCTCTCCGACTACGCCGACTGCATCGACTACCACTTCTTCCCGTACCTCATCCTGAAGGGCGACCTGTCCGGAGACATGGGGCTGAGCAGCCAGGACGAGAGGAGGAGGGTGATCAAGACCGAGGACGGCGCGGACGCGTACTACCTCACGTGGGACCAGACCCCGGAGGCCATCCGCCTTGAGATAAACACGCTTCTGGACAACATCTACGCCATGACCTCCACGCCGAGGATCACGTTCGAGAACATGAAGGGGATGGGGCAGATCGCGTCCGGCGTGTCCTTCCGGTACATGTTCATGGCCACGCTGCTGGCCGTGGAGAACCACGCCGAGACCATTGGCGAGTTCCTCCAGAGGAGGTACAACTTCCTGGCGTCGGCCATCGGCTCCGTGTGCCCGTCGCTCAGAAAGGCGTGCGAGTCCATCGACATATCCGTCGTGATGACCCCGTACACCATCGACAGCCTGAAGGAGAAGATCGACATCGCCGCGTCCGCGAAGAACAACGGTTTCATGTCAAAGAAGAGCGGGATCCTGTTCATCGGGATGACCGACCAGGTTGACGAGGAGCTGGAACAGATCGGAAAGGAGCAGGATGAGGATGGCAGCAAAAAGGCCGAGTCCGGGCGAAATCCGTGAACATAGCGGCGGGATTCACGGGATGGCAGGCGCGCCGCTCTCCGGGAAATCGCTGAAATCCTATTTTTGCAGTTGTTGACGTATCAAAAACAAAAGCTTTTATGTACAAGACAATCATCGAGGCTCTGCAACAGAAGTTTCCTGGGGTGGACGCCAAGGTTCTGGAGCCGGTGGCCAGGAAGCTGGCCAAGTCGGCGACAAAGGAGGAGGACGTGCCAACTCTCGTCGAGGGGGTGACGTTCCAGCAGGTTACGGAGTCCTATTCGGACTTCAGGGTGACGCAGGCGGTCGCCACGGCCTCGGCCAGGGCGGTATCCGACTACGAGGAGAGATTCGGCCTGAAGGACGGAAAGAGGAAGGAGGAACCGAAGCCTGACGATAAGAAGAAGGAGGATAAGGCCGAGGAGTCGGAATCGGCCAAGGCGCTCGCCGAAAGGCTTGAGGCTTTGGAGAAGCGGTTCTCCGAGCAGGACGCCGCCACGAGGCAGAAGGGCTTCCAGACCTCGATAGCCTCCATCCTCAAAGAGAAGGGTGTGCGAGAGTCGTTCTATATGCCGATCATAAGCGGCAGGACGTTCGAGGACGAGGACGCGGCGAAGGCGTTCGCCGAGACCGTGGAGCAGTTCTACAAGGACGACGAGCAGG